AATTAGAAAATAATCCTCCAGGGGATGCAATATCTTTTGCTAGCGGATGGGCAGATGCATTTTATGCTGGATTCGGAAAACCTTCTCCACCAACGCTAACGGCAGAGGTTGGAAAGGCACAAATGCAAGGACTATTTTTAGCAGCATATCAAAATGATAATAATGGTAAAAACTTAATGAACAGTGGAGTTAGTGTTTTTGCAGCTCAAATGGCACCAGGAATGCTTCCTTTATTTGCAGCAATACCTCCAATGGGTTATCAAGGTTTTGCACAAGTAGATTTAGATGGTACAGGAACAATAGGATTACTTGGACCAGCTTTAGCGGCAGTAACTCTTCCATGGTTTATGAGTGGAACTGCTGTACAAACAGCAACAGGTGCAACTACCACCTGGATGTAATAAATAATGTTATAGCGCTATATTTATATAGTGTAATATAATCTTTAATAACTAGGAGATTAAAATGAAAAAAGGTGATTTAATAAAAATAATAAGAGAAGCAGTAAGGGCAGAAGTAAAAGCTGTACTAAAAGAAGAATTTGGTAAAAAGAATTCTACTAATGAGGAGTTTTCAAGTATGATGTCTCATGCTGACAAATTATTTAATGGTACAAAACAAAGTTATACTAAAAACCCAGTATTAAATGATGTATTAAACGAAACAGCTAATCAAGATTCTTGGCCAACAATGGGAAACAAGACTCTTGGTGCAAATGATGCAAGAGGCGGAAAACCTGGCCTTGCAGCTATGATGGGAATGGAAACACCTGATCAAATGTTTGGTGGAAAGCCATCAGTACAACAAATGTTACCAGATGATAAAAAACATGTTGAAGTACCAGAAGAAGTAGGAAATGCCCTAACAAGAGATTATTCTGAACTAATGAAGGCTATAGATAAGAAAAGAGGAAAATAGTAAATGCCAAAGTACGGTCCAAATAGAGAAATTTTTAGTACTCCAGCAATTGATGGAGAAGATGTAGCTTTAGGTATATCTTTACCATTTAATACACGTGAGGGTTCTTTATTTGACTTAACATTTTTATCAATAGACGCGGCAATTACAAATCTAAAAAATTTATTACTAACTAGAAAAGGTGAAAGGGTAAACCACCCTCAATTTGGTACAAATCTACAAGATTATTTATTTGAACCAAATTACCAGGTCTTAAGAGATGCAGTTGGAACAGAGATAAGAGAAGCTGTAGAGGTTTGGCTTCCATATATAGTAATAAAAAAATTGGATGTTAAAATACCAGAAACTGGAGAAGGAAATTTAGTTGATAGATTTCATGGAATATTTGTTTCCTTAACAATTGGATTAGTAAATAACACTATAGACGAAGAAGAAGTTGTGATAAACATAAGGGATTTATAACATGGGACAACAATTACAAACACAAAAATTAAATTACTTAAATAAAGATTTTAAGGGCTTCAAAGATAAACTAAACTCTTATGCAAAAACCTACTTCCCAGATATTAGTAATGATTTTAATGAATCATCTCCAGGCCAAATGTTTATTGAAATGTCTGCCTATGTTGGAGATGTTCTTTCATTTTACATAGATAATCAGTTAAGAGAAAGTTTACTATTACATGCACAAGAACGATCTAATGTTTCAGATATAGCTGAAAGTTTTGGATATAAGACAATAGCAACTGCTCCTTCATCAGTTGATTTAGATTTATTTATTTTGATACCAGCTGCTGGAACAGGAATAACAGCTGCTCCAGACTGGAGATATGCTCCAGTTGTAAAGGAAGGATTAAAGGCTGATAGCTCAGATCCTGGGTCAAATCAGTTTTATACATTAGCTCCAGTAGATTTTAGAACTTCTAGTTCTCTTGACCCAACAGATGTTTCAGTATATAAGATAGATGCAAATGGTAATCCTGAAACATATCTACTTAAAAAAAATGTAAAGGCCCGTTCTGGAAGAATAAGATATAAAAAATTTACTTTCCAAGAACCTAAAAAATATGATGAAATAGTTTTTCAAGAAAAAGATATAACTGAAATTGTAGATTGTAGAGACCCAGACGGAAATAGATGGTATGAGGTAGACTATTTATCTCAAAATTTTGTTTATGAAGAGGTTCGAAACACTAAAACAATAGACCCATTTTTTGCTGAATTCAAAGAAGAAACTCCTTATCTATTAAAGATAAGAAAAACTGGAAGGAGATTTCAAACTAAAGTATTACCTGACCTAAGGACAAAAATTTGTTTTGGTGCTGGTAGTTCTAATGTTGCTGATGAAATAATAATTCCAAACCCTAATAATATGGGAATGCATTTGCCTTATGGAAATGTTTCTGCTATGGATAATGCTTGGGATCCATCTAACGCTATGTTTACTCGAGCATATGGACAAGCCCCCAATAATACTACCTTGGAGTTTAAGTATGTTGTTGGTGGAGGATTAAAGGACAATGTTAGAGCTGGAACAATTAGAGAAATTTCTGCTGTAGCGTTTACACTGGATCAGGATGGATTAAATGGTGCAACAGTTCAGTTTACAAAAAAATCACTGGCCGTTAATAATCCAGTGCCTGCAACTGGAGGTAAAGGTTCAGAAACTGTTGATGAGATAAGACAAAATGCAATGGGCTTTTATGCAGCTCAAAATAGAACTGTAACTAGAGAAGATTTTGTATCTAGAGTATATTCTATGCCATCTAGGTTTGGAAACATTGCAAAGGCTTTTATTATACCAGATGAACAGACAAATGCTGAAACTGGTGTTGAGCAAAAAAATCCGTTGGCATTAAACTTGTATGTCTTATCATATAATAGATTTGGCCAATTGACCCCTTCTAATCCAACAACAAAGGAAAATGTTAGAAATTATCTAAGTAAGTTTAGAATATTAACAGATGCAATAAATATAAAGGATGGTTTTATTATAAACTTAGGTATTGATTATTCTATAATAACCTTACCTGGCCACAACAACAATACCGTATTATTGAGGTGTAATCGTAAAATAAATGAAATATTTAATATTACCAGATGGCAATTTAATGAGCCTATATTTTTAGCAAATATTGCAACTGAGTTAGATAGAATAGAAGGCGTACAAACTGTTCAAGATATAAGCGTATATTGTAAACATGATGCTGCATCTGGTTATTCTGGTAATTTCTATAATATACAAGAAGCAACTAAAAATAAAATTGTTTATCCTTCTCAAGATCCAGCAATATTTGAGATAAAGTATCCAGCAATAGATATTCGTGGTAAAACCGTAACATACTAGGAGATAAAAATGTATTACTCTATAACGGCAAAAAAAGATGCAACAATATACGAAAGGTCAGAAAGCCTTAACTCTGGAATTGATGAGATTTTAGAGATACAAAAGGTTGTTTCAGCATCTAGTACTGCTGATATACTTAACTCTAGAATACTAATTAAGTTTCCTTTAGGTGAAATATCACGATCAGTTGTAAATGGTTCAATAACTAACGCAACATATTCTCTTTGTTTATACACTGTGCAAGCAAAAGGATTAGCTTATAAATATGGATTAGAAGCATATCCAGTATCTCAATCATGGGAAATGGGTAAGGGTAGAACACAAACTAAAAAATTATCAAATAGTGGTGCATTAGTTTTTGAAGAAGAAGGTGTAAGTTGGAAGTACAGAGATGGTAAAGAATATTTTGGTAATACATGGGCAACTGAATCATATTCTCCTGGTAATACTACTGGGTCATTTGCCACTGTTGGTGGTGGAGGTACATGGTTTACTGGCTCAGTAAACAACACTGTGTATTCTTGTGTCCAAGACTTTGACTATGAACAAACAGATGTAAAAATAAATGTTACGCCTATTGTTGAAGATTGGTTAAATGGTACAAATCCAAATGAAGGATTTATTGTACTTAGAAAAAATGCTCATCAATTAGCAGCAGATATAGAATCAAATGAAGAAAAAAATGGAAGACCATATGGACACTTACAATACTTTTCAACAGAAACACATACTGTTTACCAACCAAAACTAGCAGTTACTTGGCCAGATTCTTCATTTAATACTGGAGGTCTATCTCCATTAGATATAGCTAAAGATAATATAGTCTATGTTAAAAATAAAAGAAAAAACTATAATAAGGATAGTAGAGAAAGATTTAGAATTGTTGGTAGAGAAAAATATCCTACAAAAACATACGATACTGTTTCAGCAGAATTAGCAGTAAAGTATATGCCTAGTACTTCTTATTATGCTGTAAAAGACATGACAACTGACGAAATAGTAATACCATTTAATACTTCTAGCACAGTGATAAGTTGTGATAGTCAAGGAAATTATTTTGATTTATGGATGAAACAGTTTTATGCAGAAAGAAGGTATGGCTTTGTATTTAAGGTAATAAGTGGTTCATTAGAATCACCAACAATACAAAGATACTATAATTCAGATTATACATTTAAGGTTGTGAGATAAAATTATGGCTTATGGAATGAAGAAAACTACAAAGGCTTCTAAGCTAACTTACAGTAAAAATATGACTAAGCCCAAGATAAAAACAATGGGTAAATATTCTTCTGGAGGAGAATCTCCATATTATACAGGAGAATCTCCAGCAAAAATATCTAGAAAACCTTCTGAAACCAACGATGTAAGCTTTATATCTACAAAAGATATGGTAACACCTTATGATGGTGCTGTTCAGATTGAATCTGATTTTAATCAAACAGGAGAAAACGAGGCTACATATGAAACTCGTGATAGCATGTATAGTAGTTTTGGTGGACTGTCTCAAAACCTATCTGATGGTAGTGTTAGTCAAACAACTAAAGCAAATAGAAATAGGTTTGGTGTAATAATGTCTAGTCCAGAAACAGTTGCTGCCGGCCCAGAACCATATGTTGTACCAAATGTAAAACATGTCTTTGCATCTAGAAAATATATAGAAGTAGTAGATACAGCAATAAATCAACTAAGACAGGTTTCTAAGGCAATACTTGCCCCTAAAGAAGCACCAATAATAGAAACTGTTCAGTGCTATCCTGGATTTGGAACATTAGATGGACAATACAGTGATGGATATAGAATACAAGTATTGCCTGAAATAGGTGAACCATCTTTACAAATAGCAGCAAATGAGACAATAGTGTTGATGTCTAGAGCATTTAATTATAGAAACGAAAATAACACTAGGATTAGAGGTGGTTTAACATTTACTTGGAAATTTAATGCCGATGGTATTGGAAAGGCTAGAGATCAGGTAGTTTCAACTGGACCTGTTTTAAGAATACAAAACGCACAATTACAACATCGAGGTAGATACCATCTTGAAGTAAGTAATGAAAAAGGTACAAGGACTTCAAAGTCATATTTTATAAATGTACTTGGTGGATTATTAAAAGAATTAGAACCACAAACAATTGGGGGAGACGCTGACGGTACAGATGCAACTGTTGTATACGTACCAACAGGAAACTTTATAAGAGATGAAAGACATGATGCAAATGTTTCTAGATTTGATCCTTACTTTGATTTCTTACCTAGTCAAGGTAGATGGGTTTTATTAAATTATATAAACGGTTCTTGGGTAGAAGATACAACTCCTGGTTCAGCTGTACAATCTATACAGTCAGCTCAAGGAGATGAGGAAAATCCTGTTCAGAGAATAGACGGTGAACTTTCAGCTGCAGACGCTGTTACTAGAACTGTTGGTGGAAAATATTCACAACCAGCTGGGTCTTCTAGAATATCATTCTCAGCGCCAGGAGGAATTTCATATACTTTTGCAAGTGATTCTGAATACTTTGAACATAGAGCAGCTAGAGGATTACCTCAAGACTTTTCTGGAATAGATAGAACTTAGGAATAGATAATAATGGCAGAAGAAAGATTACCTTCATACGAAGAAAAAGACTTAAAATTACTTAGGTCAAAACCAATATTTACTAATTTTGGTGACCCTAGATTTAAGGACTGCCTAGAACTTCACATATATAGCGGCGAAAACGTATTAGAGAGTAATTACGGTGTAGACTTTAAGGTAGGCGAAAAGGCAACAAAAAATAGGGCTCCTTCTACGTTAATAGATATTCATGGTGATATTAGGAGAATGGGTTATAATACTGGTACCTTTGGTGTCAAGTATAATTTCATGAGAAAACTTGTTGGTAGTCCAGATGAAACCCTATATATTGATGAAATATCCGGTGATAGAAAAGAGATAAGATTAAGGCCTAGGTCAATTAATGCAGAATTAAGACGGGACTTCATGTCATTTGGTGAAAGAATGGAAGGTTCAATTTTATCTGGACATGATTGGTGGCCGGATATACACTTAAACTTTGGCCAAGATGTATTAGCTTTAGCAGTTAATTTTGCTATGGACTATGAGGCCTATCCACGTGAACCACACTCAATAATCTTTAAGTTATATGAACCTCTTCCAGATACTTTGGAAGATGGAGATGAATGTTGGATTGTACAACAAGTATGTGAATCAGTTGTAGAAGATATTAAGTTAACTATAAATGCTAAAACATATTTTTCAAATGAATTAGCTCCTCCAGATTTTTCTCTAGCCTATACACAAGATAAACCAACCCCAACAGGATGGAAAAGTGAAGCAGACTTATTAGAGGGTAGTGATACTAAAACTCAACAAATATTACTTAGAAAACTATACAGTAGTAGTTATGGTGATGTAAAAATAAATATTGATTTTGATATACCTCAACATATTGATGATGACGTTTATGATGGTTTTAAGAATGTATGTCACTTTGGTTCAATGGTAACCAAGTTAGAGAATTTTAAGTACAAATTACTACAAATAGAAAACTATGATGCAAACATAAATAGAGTATCGTCAGACTTAGAAGGTCTTTCTGGTGCTGGAGCAACTGGATCCCTATTCTACAAATCAAATAAATTAAAGTGGGAAAATAAAAAGAATGAACTTATAGGAGCATTTACTCCGCTTGAATCACATTTATATAATACTTCTCAATCATATGTTAGTAATTCTTTTGGTGAATTTATACCATTCTCATGGCCAAAATTAAATGCGGCTTATCCATATGTGCTGGCTCCAGTAAAATCTGCAGATGTACTAAAGTGGTATGGTCAAATTGATAATCCTACTGGAGATTACTATAATACTGGACTATTATATTCTGCATCTAGATATGATATGTTTAATGACAATAATCTAGAAAAATTGATACCAAGACACATAGCTCTTTCAGAAGAAAATAGTGAATATGTTAATTTTGTAAACATGGTTGCTGACCATTATGATGAACACTATCTATATATTAAACACTCTTTAGATATTCATTCTAGAGAACATAAAATAAATAAAGGTATTGCAAAAGAACTATTAGAACCAGTATTAAAATCATTTGGGTGGAAACCATACCAAAGCTTTGACTTTGATACTATATGGGATTATAATCTTGGTATAACTGCTAGTGGAAGTTGGGACAAAACCCTTAAATTTACGGCATCTGTACAGCAAACATCAACGGCTCCTTTACAAAATGGAAAGGTAACTGTAACAGGAATAAATGGAGGAACACCACCATATAGTTATGAATGGTATAATGTAGGGGCTCCAACTAATAATTCATATCTAACATCTACTCCGTCAATATCAAATTTAGGTGTTGGAAATGCCTTTGTAAGGGTTAGAGATTCTAAAGATTTATCTGCAACCGCAACACCAACAATTACTGTTGGAACAGCCACACAGTCTGTATTTAGTGTTCAAGGAGATAGACCTACATCGGCTTCAAATAGTCAAAGGATAGACCCTATTTCTAAAGACGATATAGCAAAAGAGCTTTGGAAGAGAATGTTAAATAATCTTCCACATATACTAAAGACAAAGGGTACTGAAGAAAGTATTAGAAGTGTAATAAGCGCTTACGGTTTACCTTCAACAATATTAAAAATACATGAGTATGGCGGACCTCAAAAATTACCTGGAAGACACTCAAAAAACATACATGATAGATTTTCTTATTCATTAAATCTTACACCTAGTTCAAACGTAACAGGTTCATGGTCACCTGTAACAGGTTCAAATAATAAAATAAGTTATCCAAATACTATGCAAGTTAGGTTTAATATACCTGACAAAAAAGAAAATAAACATGACATGGTACTTTGGAATACGTATAGTGGTAGTGTTGCTGTGTGGATGGAACATACTAGTTCATATGTCGCAAAAGACTCTGGTAGTGTGTATGGAAGAATGGTATTTGGATTAAGATCTGGTTCATTTGGCCATAGAGGAGACCATAAGTATATAACTTCATCTACTGAATGGGCCCCGTTATACGATAATGATTGGTGGAGTGTAATGCTTACAAGAACAGAACCAGGATTTAAGAAAATTACTGGGTATGCATTTACATCTTCTAATAATTTACTTGACCATGAAGCACAAGATTTAAGATACGACCTTTTCTGTAAAAAAATGTCTG